ATTGTTTCAACATATTATTATTTTTTACTAAATTATTTTATTTTTCCAAATTTAAAATCATCTTACCATGTTGTAAATTCTTTAATGATAAATTCATCTTTGTTCATCATTTATATTAATTTGAAATACTATTCTTCTGCTTCAAACACATTTATTTAATATTTATGAATTATTCCTTGGATCGCCGCAGATTAATCATACCAATTCATTGGTTGTATCGGCATTTGATATTTCGTCATTAATTTTTAAACATCTACTGTGTTTCCTAACATCATTGCATAAGACATTCTTCTTGATTCTATTGTGTTCTCTGGAACTTATGATGATCCATTGGTTACTTCAAATCTATTCTTTAATCTTATGTAATCTGGAGTTAAATTCCACTTTTGTTCTTATTTTACAATGATTAATTAACAAAAAGTACCTACTTTTTCTGATATTTTTGCTTTTGATTGCATGTTGAATTCATCTGATATTTGATATCTTAAATTTTTAATGTTCACTATGTTTCTAAGGAAAAATATAGAATCATCACCCAAGAATAACATTTTTGTTATATTCTATTTATTTTTGTTTACAAATTAACAATGTACTTGCATATTCGTTATAAAATTACCTATTGCTGTGGTAGCTTAACCTGTTAATCTCATCCATTATAATAAACCTCTTACAAATTTGCCTTTAAATGGCCACCACCTATGTACATTTCTCCATAAATTCAAAGTTTACTTTTCCATTCCTAACGTTTCATATAACATCATCTCAACTTCTATTAAAGGTTCATCTGTTTATCTGTCTTGTTTTGTTAAATCATTTTCCATCACAAATTCTGCATCAATACATTTTACTATCATGCTCACTTCATCTGGTCTTAAACCATCTGTATATATTGTTTATTCATTTAAAATGTCCTTTAATCTTTGTTTTAATTGTACAAATATCGGTGAAAACATAGCTGCAATAAATTTATCTTACCATACTATAATTCTTGATTATTGTTAATTCCACATTAATATTGGATCTTCTTTGAGTAAAGACTCCATTTTGATGTGTACATTTACATTATTTACTTATTTATTTGGTTGTATGTTATCACCTTATAACCATTTAATTAAATCTTTATAAACTTTAATTCCATCTTACTTTTTAGATAACCATATTTTTGTTTATTCATGGTCAAATGACAATTTTTAATGTTAATATTTGTTACAAATTTATTTATAATCATCTTTGAAAAATGCTTTGCACAATTAATCTAACACATATGTGGATTCTGGTTTTCTTTTTCTAACGTTTTGTACTGTCATTAATCTACCTGTAACAGCATTCATTTCTTCAAACGGTAATTATAATATTGGTCTTGAGTATTTTGGATATTTGTTCATTAAATATTTTTTTGTTATTATTAATTTGTTTGGCATTTCTTTATTTTTTAATTTTCCTTTTTGTTAAGGACCATAACCTTACATTAAGTCTATTAATTCTGAATTGTCCCATAGATCTTTAATATAACTAGGTACACACTCATAAAATTATTACTCTTGTTTATTTATTATAAATTGCATATCATATTGATCATTTAAATTGTATAATTCTTTAGAATTTTATTATCTTTAATTATTTAATAATTCTATAACATCTTTATCCTCATAAACATTACTTATAATATCATTTAATGAGTATAAGCTTTAATCATCCATTTTATTATATCTATCTTCTTGTTTTTATAAATCGTCTTGAATTAATCTAAACCATTGACCAAATTATTATACGTTTTTAGTTTTTATTTCATCAAAATATACTCCTTTACCCCAATCTAACATATCTTAATTAATTTCAAGATTATTTTTTCTCAACCCTTAACCTAATTCTACTTATCTTATGAAACATCCTAATTCTATTGATAAAAAAGTGCCATTCATGTTTAGTATTTTTAATAATTTTGCATTTGCATTCAATATTATGAATTCAGTGTCAAACTCCCATAATTGAGGTTCATCTATCATTGTGAACTCTATTGGTCTTTTATCTTCATCAATGTAACCACAATTTTGTTTCCATAATTAAAGAAACATTTTATCATTTATTTATTCTGATTTATATTTAAATGTAGGATATTATATAACATCTATTTCTTCATCATCAATCGTTACTTTTTATGTTGTTTTAACTTGTTTATTTTTAAAAACTAATCGTTTAGCACCTTCATCATCAAATTCTACAAACCATTTTTATATAGTATTTTTAAGGTCTAAATCACCAATTTTATTTTTGTAAAATATACCTTTCTCTGTTGTATGCATTATGCCAAATTTATTTGAATCTAACCAAAACCTGAAATATTTTAATTCCACACTGTTTGCTTCAATTGTATAACACAAATCACCGTCATAAACAGCTCTTCTATCCCATGAATTATTTGAAGTATTCAACATATCTTTAATTTATACTTTCGTTATTATGTTTTGTTTTTCTTTTCTATTTTACCACCTGATTAATGTTTGTTCATTTTAATCTAATTTCATTAATTATGTTAAATTATACAATCCTCTTTTATTAAAATTATTTTCAGCTCTATGATGTACTCTATTGTCAAAATCAATTATGATTACTTACCTCGTGTAATTTGTGTTTTTACTATCTTACATTATTGTTGCTTTTAAATTTGGTTTTAATAATTATAAATTATGTATATCAATAGTTTCATAATTCATTTTAAAATCTTTTAATTGATTTGTTTTTAAACTTTACGCGCCTTATGTTAACACTTTACTATCAATCAATAACATTCCACCTATTAATTCTTCTTAAATTGAATTAAATGTTTACACATAATTTAAAATTTCATTATCATCATTTTTAACTTATATGATTAAACCGTAATAAATATAATTTTTAGATAGTAAACCAACCAATTTATAATTTAATTAATTTATTTTAAAATTTTTAAATTTAGCTTATTCAGTTAAATCCAGTAATGCCACTTGATTTTAACTTAATTGTATCATGTTGAGTCTAAATAATTCTAGACATCTCTCATGTATACATCTCATAGCAAAATCACCAGTGGTAATTATTGCTTTGATGTTTTCAAAATTTATTCCTAATTTATTAGTTTAATTATTTTGAGTTTTCATAATGTCTTCACATAATTATTTAACGTCATTTATTTCATTAAAACTTTAACTTAATTGTCCAAAAATATAACCGTCTTAATGTGTTTCAACATATTATGGTTACATATTTAACAACACTTAATCATCAAAAAATAAAGTGCATAAATGTTTACAATCATCTTAATTTGTTAGTATTAATTTTATTATTTATTTATTTTAATAAAAATTGACGAATGTTAATTCACCGCTATCTTGTTCAGTTATCATACAATTTAATCCTACACTTAACAATAAATTTATTATATCTTATTAACTTTTCATTAACATGTGGTCAGTTTTTAATAAATTGTTAAGCACTTACTCATTTTAATTGGACCTTTATAATTAAGCTTGTACTGTTTATAATACACATAATCCTTGATCTTATGATTCATTGATTATTTTATAATCATCTTTTGTAATTTTACAGACAAATTGTCCTCTTTAATAATTTGATTCAAATTTTTATTATTTATCGTATTTTTAAGATTTTGATCTTAACACGTGATTAACAACGTCTTATATTTTATTCTAATTTGTTACCAATTATATTTATTATAT